CGATCAACTGGAAATCTTGATGAACAACATGGACATTAATGAAGACGCCATTGCTTACTCAATGGAGTTCGAACCTCAACCTTTCTTTCAGGTTGCTGGCCTTGTTATTAAAGAGATGAGACAGTTCTTTTCGTCGTTTGGATACATTGAAGACAAATTGAAGAGGGAGAATTTTGAGGCTACTCGTAATCAAGTTAGGTTTAAACCGAAGCTTGAAGTGAGAGAAGTTCAAAAACGGGAAGAAGGTGGAAAGACCACATGGCATTTCAAGTTACCTAGAACTTTCGCTACTGGAGAATATCGTCAAAGATTAGCAATGAAAGCGCCTCTCGGATACTGGCGAACTCAACACGAAAACTACCAAACAGAGCGCAGATTTAAAGGTCTAATGGCACCTGATATCATTGGAGTCACGTTCAACGAAGAAGGGATTATTAGATTGTTCAAATATTTGTGCGGAATTAAAGGAAGCAATAAGTTGCGAGTTCGACAAGTTAAAAGGAGGAAGTATTATTGTCCTGATCGCTCAAAGATGGAAATGACTCTGGTGCCTGAGCCTCGACAGTATATGAGATTCCTTGTGCAAAAATCTTTCACCGGAAAATACCAGAAAATGATTAAGGAGGTTTTTCAAGCCGACTTAAGACCCTCAACAGCTTGCTATGTTAAAGGTCAGCATTCTTTGGAATTCCCCTTTTGGGCTCTTCTTTCTGGACACCCTTTTACTTCTGCTGATGACGCGATTGAAAACGCATTCAGATTGTTTCAGTTCCTGACATATTGCTATCCTGAGGAGATGAAATTTTCTTATGAAACGGAATTCGTTGATAAAGTTTCCTTTATCAACGGAGGTGATGATGGTGCTATATCAGTCGATGAATACCTCCCAGAAATAACCCCGGAAGACTTTGAGTACTTTGCGAAGGCTACCGGTGGGGTGGTTTACACTGATCAACATCGTAGATATCCTCTTGTTATTGGAGCGTACGATGTTCCCAACTTTCTTGCGGGGATTGATATTCTGCCTGAACTAGGCATTCCCGATGGTAATTCTTACCAGAGGTTAAATGTTTTTTCCGTGGATAGAAACTCTTTCTTCACGATTTATGGTATGGTGCCGGTTCTTGTCTCGCACGCTGGTGTGATCGTTAGCGCCTTCCCCCTTTATGATCATGTTAAAATTTCTTGTTCGTTGTGGCAACCCCACAAGGAGGCACCCTTAAAATCTGCTTTTAGTGACGATTTTAAGGAAGAGAAAGACCGACTTGATCAAGATCAATACACAGCTATCCGAGCCGCTGGAATTAATTCCATACTCGGAATGGCTGCTGGTCTTAACAAAGCCTTTGAGAGGATTTATCTCAGAGGGGATTTAAAGGGTGTGGACGTTTCACGATTGGGCCAAAAGTACGAAGAGCGCCCGGCCGGTTCTGAAAAGCTAGTGCTTGATTATGGTTTTCACACACCAGAAGAAGTATTAGCTATTTGGGCACCCGGTCTGGTTGGCGAACTGGAAGCTACCTTTGGAGTTGATTTTATTCAGAGTCAGTTTCTCCTTGCATTTCCTGAAGAAGAAGCTCAAGAAAACGAATCAGATGATTTAGACGATTTGGATGTGAGCAGTAATCAGAAGGATTTCGGAGAAGGGACAGGTGCTCCACCGCTTGACCTAGTTGAAGAAATTGACGATGAAGTTTCTGATGATACCGACACGAGTAGTTCTGAAGATCTGTTAGCTCCTATTACATCTTGGGATCAACTCCCTCCAATTGACTCCGAAAATTGGGCGGATAAAACTGAGAAAGAGATGGAAAAAGAGAAAGACACTCCGGCTTGGGAGAAGATCAATACGAGTAAAAGTGTTGCGAAAGTTGAGAAGATGAAACCAACTCCCCCGAAAGTGCAACCTAGTGGAGTAAGAAGGGATCCAACTGTAGACGAATTGATGGATGAAGGTTTAACCAGGGAAGTCTATGCTTGGTTAAATCAAAAAGTTAGGATTGAAGCAAAAACTCACTTTAAAACCGCGAAGAATCAATTTCTCCGTGAGAAGTTCATTTACGACAATCCTCAACTTGCCCAAAAGTACGAAAAACAGTTGAAAACTTTTTCTTTCACCAACTTGTTGGGTCAATTAACTGGATCACAATTGACTGTTGTACGGCCTCGCATCTTAGGTCCTGTAATTAACACTAAGACTGAGAAAAATCCTGAAGGACTCATTATGAGGGCTTTGAGATTGCCTGGAGTTAATGGACTTGAAGACGATGTTTATTATGATCTTGTTTCGCCTGAAAACCTCCATAAGAATCCTCTGTGGGTGGTTACATCGGAATTTGATACTAAGAAACGTGTCTTCACATACATGAACCTCCAGTATCTCGGTAATGGTGTTAAAAAGTTTTCGAAGCAATCATGGTTACTCTTTAGTAACGGAACACTGGGGACTATTCAAGGTTTCCATGGCCCATTGACGGTGGAAGAGGCTGACGTTGAGCTGAGTTTTAAACAAGGGGATCGCTTTGATCCCTCATTCTTACCTAAAAAGAATGACACAGTTAAGAAGCGTAAGCCGAAGTTCACTGGAGAGAAGGACAAGAAACCACAAACCAAGAATAAGAAGAAGTCCACAGCCCGCGACAAGAGGGCTAACTTTGATCGCGGAGAAGACGATCATGACTCACGGAGCGATAGTGGTGACGACAGTGGCACTGAAATCATCATGAACACTAAGGGAAAGAAAGGCAAGGGAGGCAAGAGAGAAGGTCATGGCTTGCGGCGTTTGCGCCCCCCGTGAGCCCCCTGAAAAGGGGTCGAGAA